GTTGATAAAGACGGAGCGTCATCATATAAGCATCCAACACAAAAGCCTGTTGCTCTGCCTGAAGAAGCTATAGATAAAACAACAAAAGTTAAAAACAAAGTGCTTGATCTATTTGGTGGATCAGGGTCAACGCTAATTGCTTGCGAAAAAACAAACCGTTATTGCAGAATGATGGAGTTAGACCCTAAGTATTGCGATGTCATTGTCAAGCGATGGGAAGAGTTTACAGGCAAAGAGGCTGTGCTTGAATCTAGTGGCAAAACATACAGTGAAGCCGCTTGAAGAAAGGGGCGCAAGGTGATGGCGGTGGACAACCTCCAATAGTTTTTGATGCAGAGCAAATAAGCCAGATTGAAAAGTTAGGCGCTGTTTTGTCGAAAGGCCAGTTAGCCGATTATTTGGAGATAAGTGAGAACACTTTTAGAGCCATAGAACAAAGACAGCCAGAGGTTCTTGCGGCGTATAAAAAAGGCAAAAGCAAAGCACTTGCATCGGTTGCAAGCAACTTGATTAACCAGGCGCAGAACGGCAACACCACGGCAGCAATCTTCTATATGAAAACGCAGGGTCGTTGGCGCGAGTCAACGCATTTAGAAGTGGATGCAAAAGTGTCAGACGTAACAGGAATGAGTGATGCAGAGCTTGCAGATATCGCCAGAGGAAGCAGCGCAGATATTACTTGAGCGAAGAGCTGCTAGGCGATCCGTTGAAGGTTTTAGCGTTGCTGTCGCTCCGCACGAAAAGCCAGCAAATCATCATCAATTACTTTGCTTAAAATTAGATGAGATTGTTAATGGCACTATCGAAAATCTGATGGTGTTTATGCCGCCTGGCTCTGCTAAGTCAACATATTGCACAGTTAGATTTCCTGCTTATGTCATGGGGCGATGGGATTCGCAAGGCGTTCAAAAGAGCGTTATAAGTGGTAATTACAATCAGGATTTGGCTAATACTTTTGGTCGCAAGGTTCGTAATCTTGTAAGGACGGAAGAGTATCAAGCTGTGTTTCCTAATACTAAGTTATCGCAAGATTCGCAAAGTAAGAGCGAATGGGAGACTGCGTCGGGGAACAACTATAAAGCTGTCGGGGTAGGTTCGGGCATTACTGGTAGACGCGGCGATTTAGGAATCATTGATGACCCAGTTAAAGGTCGCAAAGATGCTGACTCGCAAACTGTCAGAGATGGTGTGTGGAGTTGGTACAACTCTGATTATTTGACTCGATTAAAGCCAGGATCTCCGCAAATCATAATAATGACGCGCTGGCATGAAGATGATCTAGCTGGGCGAATATTGGGCGACGAATGGGACGGTCAAAGCGGCACAATTACAGCATTGGACGGAAAAGAATGGTTTATTTTGTGCTTACAGGCCGAAGCAAAAGAAAACGACATACTACAACGGAAGGTGGGCGAATATCTCTGGACGGAATGGTTCAGCGACGAGTGGTGGGCGCAAACAAAGCGCACGATGAACTTAGTCGGTAATCGGGATTGGAATAGTCTTTACCAACAAACGCCAAGCGCCGATGAAGGCGATTTCTTTAAGAGAGATTGGTTTAAACGCTTTCATTTACAAAAGATGCCAGTTACCCATAAATATATATCAACGGATTACGCTGTTTCTGAGGGCAAAGGCGATTATACAGAGTTGGGTGTTTTTGGCATCGATGCTAGTGATTGCCTATATCTTTGCGATTGGTGGTCAGGTCAAACAACACCTGATGTATGGATTGATGCTCAACTAGATTTGGTTGATGAGCATAAACCGTTGTCGGTCTTTGGCGAGAAAGGCGTTATCCAAAAAGCAACTGAGCCAATGTTAACTAAACGCTGCAATGAACGCGGCATTTATTCTGATTTCCAATGGCTTGCAAGAACGGCAGATAAATCTGCAATGGCTCAGAGTTTCAGAGCAAGGGCTGCAATGGGCAAAGTTTACATTCCTTACACCGATTGGGGTGAAAGGTTAATTGCTCAACTAAGCGCATTTCCTGCTGGAAAGCATGATGATGCTGTTGACGTATGCGCTTTAATGGGGATGGCTATTGATTCGGTGGTGAGTAAAACAACCACGATTAAAACAGATACAACTAAGCGTGATCGCTGGGATCGGGTTTTTAATGATGATGATGAGGACGGTTGGAAGGTCGCATGAAAACGCATAGCGAATTACTACAATATTATCTTGATACTGTTAATGACTCGCAGCAGAACCGTGACCTCTCGGAATTAGATCGGGATTACTATGACAATAAACAATGGACTGACGATGAGGTAAAGCAGTTAGAGAAGCGCAAGCAGCCTGTCGTCACTTTCAATAGAATCAAACCAAAGATCGACAGTTTAATTGGTTTGGAAATTCGTAGCAGAGTTGACGTAAAAGCATATCCGCGCACGCCTGGTTCTGACACTGAAGCGTCGGCAATCACAGATGCATTGCGCTATGTTTCTGATAACTCCGACTTCGATCAAACTAAATCGCACGCAGCGTACAATCTTTTTGTTGAGGGGACATGCGCGGCAATCATCGAGGTAGAGAAGACCGCAAAAGGGTTTGAAATTGTTCCTCGTCACATACCGTGGGATCGCTTGTTTTTTGATATGCATGGCGCTCGAAAAGATGGTCAAGATTGCAAATATATGGGTCAAGCAATTTGGCTAGACATTGACGATGCCAAAGCAATGTTCCCCGACATTGATGGCGATATTTTAACTGTTGGGACAGCAGACGGTGCTATCAGCGACACTTACGATGATCGACCTCGCAATGCTATGTTTGACGCTGGGCGTAATCGAACGCGCATAATTGAGATGTTTTACAACGATGCTGGTCAATGGTATCACGCCATTTTTAACTCACTTGGATTTATGGTTGAGCCGCGTTTATCTCCGTACCTCGATGAATGTAACGAGCCATGCAATCCGATTGAGATACAACATGCTTTTATGACGCGCAACAATCGTCCATATGGCTTTGTTCGCAACTTGATTAGCCCACAAGATGAGATCAACAAGCGTCGATCAAAGTCACTGCATTTGTTATCGGTAAATCAAGTCATTGCAGAAGAGGGCGCAGTGAAAGACGTTAATGCTGCTAAACGCGCTCTTGCTGACCCATCTGGTTGGTTAATTAAAAATCCTGGCAAAGGTCTTGAAGTTAATACCGGCACTGAATTGGCGATGGGTCAATTCCAACTGTTAGCTGAAGCCAAAAACGAAATTGATCAAATTGGTGCTAACTCTGCCGTCACAGGTAAAGAAGACAAAGCAATGTCTGGAAGGGCGCTGGAAGTTCGGCAGTATGCTGGTACAACTGAAGTTATGCCGGTTATGGACTCGCTGCGCTCTTTTGAGATTCGCTGTTATCGTCAAATGTATTACCGCATCAAACAGTTCTGGTCAGATCAAAAGTGGATCAGAGTAACTGATGACGAGCAAAACGTTAAGTTTGTTGGCCTAAACCAGCCGATCACGTTTAGAGAGATGTTTGATCAGCGCGGTACGCCCTACGACGCTCTTGATCCTCGTAATGAGGAAATTGCTTATATGCAGAATAAAGTGTCGGAGATTGACGTTGATATTATTCTTGATGTCGCGCCCGATCAAATTACATTGCAAGGCGAACAGTTTGAAATGCTAACAAACATGTATGCGGCAAATCCTGATGCAATTCCTTTTGAAATGGTTATTGAAGCGTCGAACATTAGGAATAAGGATCGGATACTGGAGCGATTTAATACTGACACGCCAGAAGCACAAGCAGCCGCAGAGCAACAGATGATGATGCAGCAAAGGGCTAACCAGTTGCAAGAAGCTAAAGTAATGGCTGAGATCAGCAGTAAAGAGGCAAAGGCTGCAAAGGATATGTCAGACGCGCAAGCGCAAGGTATTGAGAACGCTGCAATGCAGCAGGGTTTAATACCAATTAATTAAAGTTTATTGAACACAAAAGAGGTCGCCAAGTGCGGCCTTTTTTTATGCTGCCGCCGAGCTACGGGCGTATCGGGACGACACCGCATGGTCGATGGAGTAACACATGTCAGAACTTGAAGAGTTTTTAAGCGAATCATCAGAATCAGAAACAACTGAGGTAGTTGAAGCACCAGTTGAGGCAGCAGTTGAGGAAACTAAGGCTGTTGCAGAGGTCGATGATTCAAAGGGCGAGGATAACGCAGAGCCGCCATCTGCGGAAAAAACGAAGCAAGAGACAGGCAATGTGCCAATCCAAGCACTGTTAGATGAGCGTGAAAAGAGACAGGCGTATGAGGCGCAGATGCGTCAAATGCAGTCTCAGCTTGAGAAACAAAATCAGCAACCAGCACCAACCGCGCCCGATGTTCTTGACGATCAAGCAGGGTTTGCAAATCATCTTCAACAAAGTGTTAGAGAAGAAATTCAAACTAGCAAGATCGCGCAATCCCAGGCAATGATGCGAATGATGCATGAAGATTATGATTCGATGGAGTCAACTTTTGTGCAAATGGCGCGTCAGAATCCGCAGTTAGTGCAAGAAATGAACGCTTCACCGATGCCAGCATTGTATGCATACGAAACTGCCAAAAAAGCTGAGAAGTTCAGTCAGATGCAGAATATTGACGAGTATCAAGCAAAGCTGAAGGCAGAGATTACGGAGCAAGTTCGGGCTGAGTTAAAGGCTGAGATGGAGGGCAAAGTGCAATCTGATGCTGATTTGTCTAACTCGATAACGCCGTCTATCGCTAATGCAAGAGCCGCCGGTACTAACCGCGAGGCTATTGCCGTTCCTGACCCAATGTCAAGCGGTGGAATATTTGACCGCTAAAATTAATATTTTCGGAGTAATTTAAAATGGCTGATTCAACAGTAAGTGCTGGGCTGAAAGTCCAGAATTGGGATGCGAAGTTTTTTACTGAGTATCTTTCACAAAATCGTTTTAAGCGCGAGATGGGAACATCTGAAAACAACATCATTCAGTTGAAAACTGACTTGACTAAAAAGAAAGGTGATTCGGTCACTTACGCTTTAGTCAACAAGCTGTCGGGTGCTGGTGTCGTTGGCGCGGCAACACTGGAAGGCAATGAAGAGGACATGAATTCTCGTTCTTTCAAGCTGACAGTGAACAAGCTGCGTAACGGTGTTCGCGTTGCAGAGGTTGATGAGCAGTTTTCTGCAATTTCATTGCGCGAGGCTGGTCGTGTTGTTCTTAAAAACTGGATTATGGAAAAGACCCGCGATCAAATTATTGCGGCATTATCTTCCATAAACGGTGTTGCATACGGATCTGCTAGTGAGACTCAAAAAGACGCTTGGTTAGTTGATAACGCTGATCGTGTTTTGTTTGGTAGTGCGAAGGGTAATAACTCTGGAAACGATCATTCAGCGGCCTTGGCGCAGATTGCGGCTAGTCAAAAGTTCTCTGCGGCGAATCTCTCGCTAATGAAGCGTATGGCTGAAACTGCATCTCCCAAGATAATGCCAACTCGCACAACTGAAGACGAGCAATATTATGTAGTTTACGCCGGTTCTGACGCTTTTCGTGATTTGAAAGCTGATACCACTATCGTTCAAGCGCAGCGTGACGCTCTTGACCGTGGCGAGAATAACCCAATCTTCAGCGGTGGCGACATCGTTTATGACGGATGTATCGTCAAGAAGATCGTTGATATTCCAGCGGTGGGTAATGTTGGCGCGTCATCAGCGACTGTCGCTCCAGTGTATCTTTGTGGCGCTCAAGCGATTGGCTTTGCAATTGCCAAGAAAACTACTTCAAAGACTGAAGAGTTTGATTATGGTGACAAGCAAGGTGTTGCAATCGAAGAGATCCGAGGCATTGAAAAGATGCTCTTTGGATCAGGCTCTAGTGACGTTGCTGATCTGCAAGATCACGGCGTGATGACAGCTTACCAGGCAGCAGCGGCTGACGCTTAATCTGCACTTGCCCCCTTCGGGGGGCATTTTAAGGATTAGATATGACAGATCCTAGATTAGAGAGAGCTGGTGTTACAGGCTTTAACCAACCGAAACGAACTCCTGATCACGCTACAAAAAGCCACATTGTGGTTGCTAAAGATGGCGGCGGTAAAATCAAAACAATTCGTTTTGGTGAACAAGGTGCAGTGACCGCTGGCAAAGTTAAGAAAGGCGAATCTGCTGCAATGAAAGCGAAGAGAAAATCGTTTAAGGCGCGTCATGCGTCGAATATTGCGCGTGGCAAAATGTCAGGCAGTTATTGGTCTAACAGGATGAAATGGTAATGGCGGGTTTGTATTCTAATATTCATGCAAAGAGAAAACGCATAGCGAAACAAAAAGCAACTGGCGCTAAAAAAGTCGAAAAAATGCGAAAACCTGGCTCGGCTGGAGCGCCATCTGCTAATGCTTTTAAACAATCAGCAAAAACAGCAAAGAGGAAATAGCGATGCCAATGGGAAAAGGTACATATGGATCTAAAGTTGGGAGACCTCCTGCAAAAAAGCCAGCTAAAAAGCCAATGGTAAAAAAGCCAAGGGGCAAATAATGCTAGTTAATTTCAATCGAGATTTTGGCAAATCTAAGACTATCAGTCTGCATGGTGCAGTGTTTGAAAAGGGCAAGCCAACTGAAGTATCCGACGAGTGGATGATGCAGTTTGGCTCGATGGTAACTGAGGAAAAGCCAAAAGCTAAAAAGGCAAAGAAGGCCAAATAGATGACAGTCAGCACGACAGACATTGCCAACCGCGCATTAACACGCCTTGGGATTAAAACATTCGATAATGCAGTGGATGCGGGTATTTATGAGCAAATTACAACAAGCCTGACCGATCTGTACGAAGAACTGTACGCAGTCGGCACAATTGATTGGCAATTAAACTCAATTCCAGCAGCAGCGGTTGGGTCTTTTGTTAATGAGTTGTGTTGGTATGTGCGCGATGATTTTGCAATACCTGAAGCAAAAAAAGCCAGTTTGCAAGTTGCTCAGAGAACTGCGCGGGGGCAGTTGGAGACAATTACTGAAACACCCGATGACGGTGAGCCTACTGAGTCAGATAGTTTCTGATGCGCGTTTTGTTACCCGCGATTGGTCAGTCTTACGAGCATCCAGATATTCCGCTATCGGCACAATCGACAAAAAACTGGTTTCCAGAGATTAACCAAGAAAGCCAAACGGTCTTGTCGCTTCAGCCATATCCTGGCACTAAAACCTTCAGTTCAAAGGCGGGTATTGATCGAGGCATGACAGTCTGGGGTAACCAGCTTTATAAGGTCACAGACAAGGCTCTATACAGCGTTAATACTGTAGGTGTCCAGACATCAATAGGCACAATAGACGGCGTAGGTCGATGCACGTTTCCAGCAAGCGCAACGATCCTGGTCATTGTTACTAGTGGATTTGTGTACCAATACGACGGCAACACATTATCAGAGATTACTGATGTTGATCTTGAGATACCAAATTATGGCGCGTATCTCAACAATCAATGGATCTATCAGGGTTCCAGGGCGAGGTTTTGTGTGTCTGAAGCCGGTCAACCGGCAAACATAAACGGTTTAAATTATGCGTCTGCTGAGTCAGAAGGCGATGATCTTGTAAGACCTTATGTTTTTAATCAGATCCTTTATTTGTTTGGCGAGAAAAACACAGAAGCTTGGTATAACAGTGGGCAGGGTAGGCCACCGTTTGATCGCGTTGATGGCGGCATCATACAGAAAGGTTTGGGCGCGGCTGATTCTTTAGATAATAACGATCAATCAATGTATTTTTTAGGCGATGATCGCATTGTCTACCAAATGTCGGGATCGCAAGTGCAGCCTATATCGACGATACCTATATCGACTTTGTTCGATGCATATGAAGATGTTAGCACCGCTGTTGGATTTTGTTTTAACTATCATGGTCAAGAGTTTTATCAAATCACAGTATCTGATCAAACTTGGTTGTATTCGCAAGACAGCGGCGGTTGGAGTCAGATTACTTACAGCGCAAAAGAGATTGCATCGCCGGTCAGTTCGTATGCAGAAGTTTATGGCAAAAAGTTAATAGCCATTGGCGGCGATATTGTTGAGCTATCTGATAGTGCCACTACGTTTGACGGCGAGATAATGATACGTGAGCGCATCACAGGTCAGGTAAGTGGCGAAATATTTGGCGCAGCGGGAATTGGTCTGCGTGTATTTATGTCGCGTCTTGAGATCATTATTAAAGGCATACCCGATCTTGATGTAACGCCGAAAATCATGGTCAGTTGGTCAGACGATTCTGGGTATACATTTAGCAATGAGCGCATCGTTGAATGTGGGCAATTGGGTAATTATCAATTCAAAGCAATTACGCATCAGCTCGGCTCTTTTTATGAGCGCGTTTTCAAAATACGGATATCTGACAACTCAAGATATTCGTTACATAAAGTAACAGGTGATGTTGATGTTGGTGCTTAACCCACCGCCAGAGAGAGTGCCTAGTGAGTTTCAAATCAACCCTGAGACAAATGCGTTTTTTCAAAAACAATTAAACCCATTTTTGCGCCTTGTTCATCTGCGTTTAAAGGATTTAGATATGCCGACGCAACCGACAGAATTATTATCAGCAACGCAAATATTAAATAGCGGTGTTGCGTTCAATGAGCCGCAAACCTTAAAAACGCTCGTTGAAGATGTAAAAATAACAAAGGCAACTATATACAATTCCAGCGGTTCTGGTGTTGTTATTGAGATATATGCTGGCTTAACAATTACAACGCCGATTGCGATCCAAACCATACCGGCAAACAGCACTGCGAGTATTTCTGACTTTGAGGGGCATGTATTTAACGCGGATACGATCATAGCTGCCAAAGCTGCGACAGTTGATGTTTTATACATCAATTTGTCTGGGGCAACGGTGCTTTGATCGTAAATAATTTTCTGAGTGATTTTGCAACATTTAGAAAATATTGTGATGGTTTAGATTATCAGGGTGAGGTCAATCCTACAGATGGTGTTATGTATCCTGGCATATCGCGGGACATACCGAGATCGGTAAAGACTGAAGTTTTTGCAAAGTTAAACCACATCAATCCAATCATTGAAGATCCTTGGCTTTTTCTCAGGTTATCAACTGAGCGGGACAAAATGCCGCACCAAGCGCACAACGATCTGATGATGGGTCGCAAGCGCGGCATGATTCTATATCTTTGTCGAAAGGAACATTGCAAAGGCGGGACATCTTTCGTTCGTCATATTGATGAGGGGATGGAAAACGGTGTAACTACACCACATCAAGAACAGGTGTGGGAGCAAGATCATAATAACTACGATAAATGGGAGATTATTTCACTAGCTGAAATGCAACCAAACAGGGCATTTATATTTGAGACACAGCAAATGCATCGAGCTGAATTGCCCTCGACCTTTGGCTACAACGCCTTTGATGGTCGGCTGGTGATGGTCGCTTTCTGGTAGTGATTAACAACTATGGTTAGACACGCGACGAAAGATGATTTTGCCATTATCGAACAAATGGCAGCAAAGTTGTGGAGCAAGTCAGGGTTTCCAAAAATACCCTATAAAGCAGGGTCTGCAACGCTATATATGCAGATTGCGTTTGATCAAAATTTATTACTGGTTGTTGAAGTAGGCGGCGAGATAGTTGGCGCTGCGGCTGGTTCAATGGCTCCAATGTTAGGCGATAGCGATGTTTATATCGGCTCAGAATTAGCATGGTGGATTGAGGAAAAGCATCGTCGAGGCGGTGCTGGAATTACTTTATTGCAAGGTTTAGAGAAGGCAGCAAAAGACGCTGGATGTGATGTCTGGTGTATGTTTTACATGCAATCGTCAATGCCTGTCGAGGTTGAGGCAATGTATAAAAGCCAAGGCTATAAACTCAAAGAAACTGTATATATGAAGGATTTGAAATGGCAGCAATCTCAGCAACAACAGCAGCTTTAGTCGGCGCGGGAACCATTGCAGCATCTACAGTCTACAGCGCAAATCGGGCAAGTTCTGCGGCAAGCGATCAAGCTAGAGCAGCCTCACAAGGTATGGAATATCAGCGAAGTGCAGAAGCGCAAGCAAGGGCCGATCTCCAACCTTTTGCTCAACTTGGCCTTGATAATATACAAGGGCTGCAAGATGTTGCCGATGGCTATGGTAATGGCTCGATTTACGATCAATATAACGCCTCTCAAGGTTTGCGATCTGGAGCAAGACCAGCGCCACCAGTAGCGGTTACTCCAACAGCGCAAAACACAAACGCACCACCGATGACATTTGCGGCATTTATGCGGAGCGATTTGAACCCCGCAATCGGTGGGATGAACCCTTTTGCCGGTGGGTTTAATATAAATAATGTACGTGATGCACAAGATGCCTATCAAAGTTACGTTGACAATTTTAACTCTCAGGCTGTTGTTGCGGAGCAAGACGATCTCGCAGACACAGCGACTGATCAATCAACAGAGATACCATCCAATCCTTTTAGACGGGGTGTTTCTTTAAATCCAAACATCGAGAACACAGTACAAGACTTTAATGCTGAAACTCAATTTAACGCTAATTTAGCGAATGTTGGTGATGGTCAACTAAACACCACTATAAATGACTTTAATGCTAATCCTAATTTTGATGGAACAATAAATGATTTTACTGGCGATAGTCAGATCAATGTTGGATTACAAGATTTAAACAACGCAGGGCAGATTGATTTAAATTTACAAAGATTAAACAACGCTGGGCAGTTACAAAGCGCCACCAATGATTTTAATCGCAATACTGATTTTAACGCTAACTTTCAAGATTTTAATCGTGGAGGCGACTTTACAGGTAATTATGTTAATACCAATCGCAACGCTGATTTCACAGGCGAATATCAAGCATTCGACCAACCAACATCGTTTGATGCTGGATTCCAAGATTTGGATCAACAAACACAATTTGATCCTGGCTCCAGGGCTGTTTATTCCGATGCCGATGCACAAGCTGATCAACGATTCCGCGATTCATCTGATGTCGTTGCCGATCAAATTGCTGCACGACAAGCAGCAACTGGTAAATTAAGTTCGGGCGATACGCTTAACGATTTGTTTCGAGAAAACGCGCAATTGCGAGAAGGTTTTGTTAATAACGCCTTTGCTAGAAATCGTCAATTAGAAAATCGTGATCGCGCTAACATCTCACAAGATCAGGGTATTTTTGCTCAGAATGTTGGTCTTGGTAGAGACCAGGCGGCATTTAATTTAGGCGTTGATCAATTGCGCGGTGATCAATTCGCAACAAACTTCAATCGCGCTCAAAACCAGCAGGGTCTTAACAATCAATTAGAGCAACTGCGCGGTCAGGAGTTTGCAAACAATTTTAATCGCGGTTTAACGCAAGAAGATTTTAATCGTCAGAATGAATTGCTGCGCGGTCAAGATTTTAGCAATAACTTCAATCGCGCATTAAGCTCGGCTGATTTCAATCAGGGGCAAGAACAAAACAGAGCAAATGTATTTAGCCAAAACTTTGGAAGGGCTGACGATCAAAATAGGTACAACAACGCTCTGGCAAGTGAACGCACAGCACTAGAAGCCGACAACTTTAATCGTGCAATAACGCAGAATCAAATTAATAATCAGATAGCAGCTCAACAGGCTGCAATGGATGCTGATAATTACAATCGTGAAATCACTCAGAATCAAATCAATAATCAATTAGCCGCGCAACGTGCAGCGGTTGAAGCTGATAATTTTAATCGCGGCATTACTGTAAACGAATTAAATAATCGCAATACTCTTGCGCGAGAAGGATTGTTCGGCAATCAATTTAATCGCAACAATGCTTTAGTCGATTTAAATAATCAAACAGCGCTGACGAGAAATGCGCTTGATTCTGACAATTTCAATCGCCAGCTACAATCCACAGGGTTTAACAATCAGAATGAGTTAGCGCGTGGTGCAATGTTTGCAGATAACTTTAATCGTGGTCTGAGTGCTGCTGACTTTAATCGTCAAAATGCTTTGTCGCGAGAGACAACAGCGGGTAATAATTTTGCGCGTAATCTTGATCTGGCTGGACAGAATATGTCTGAGGCGGGGTTTGCTGAAGACTTGCGAAATGCTGATTTCAATCGGAGACAAAGTTTGGTGCGGTTGGGTCAGGCATCAGCGGCGGGTCAAGCAGCGACATCTCAGAACACCGGCACAAACCTCGCAAACTTAGCAGGGCAGCGCGGTAATGCCTACGCTGCTGGGGCGGTTGGTCAGGCCAATGCTGTTTCGTCAGGAATAGGTCAGCTTGGTCAATTATATGGAATGGTTTATCCAAGAGGTGGAATTGGAGACACAAGCACTCTGGCATCTCGCGGCGGTATAAATAATATTTCTCCTACATTTTAGACACCAAAACAATCACGATATCAAGAGGTTAATAAATGGCTATTGAAGCGCGTATTCCGATGCTGGTCAACACTCCAGATATTATCGGAGGATTTCAGCAGGGCAGTGAGTTTGCTCAAAACAATCAGTTGAATCAACTGGCATTAGATGAAACTCGCCGGTCTCAACAAGAGCAAAAGGAATACCGTGATCTTGCTACTGCTTATCGTGATGTAAAAGCCTTCAAATCTGTAATTCCAGATACTGTGAATACAGTTAATGCTGGAAGAGCAGTTGAAGCTCTAAATCTATTGAAAGATTCGCCGCACAAAACATCTGCGCTTGACGCGCTACAAAAAGGTAATTACCAACAGTTCAACGACACTTTGTCGATGATCGAAAATACTGGTAATGAATTAACAAGAATGGGGCAAAACGGCAATCTGCCTGTTAAATTACAAGTGTTTGAAAGGATGACGCAAGGTTTAAGTGATGAAGATAGAACATCAGCACGACGTATTGATTTAGGTTTAGATCCTCGAGCAACAAGCAATAAAGTTATCAATATTGGTGGTGTTCCGCATATGAAAATCGGAGAAAACATCTTCCCAATCGACGTTGATGGCAAACAAGTTACTGCTGAATCAGTGGGAGACAGTGAGGCTACAATTGCAGTTAGCGCCAAGCGAGGTGAAGGTATCGGCGGCAATCAAGCCAAGGTGTCTGCAAAAATCATAGAGATCGGGTCTGATGCATCAAGAGCAGCAGCGGGAGTAAAGCAATCTTTGCTGTTATTAGAAGATATACAAACTGGCGGTTTTGACGCTGCTAAATTGTATCTAAAAAGTACATTTGGTGTTGAGAATGCTGATGAAGGTCAGCTTTCTAATTTGCTTGGCAAAAATGTGTTATCACAATTGCGGACAATTTTTGGTGCGGCATTTACAGCAAAAGAAGGCGACGAACTAAAAACAATTGAAGCTGGACTCGGAAAATCCAACGAAGGCAATATTCGCGTTTTGCAAGATGCTTTGACGTTTATAGAGTTAAAAGCTACCGATGCGATACAAGAAGCGATTAGGACAGGTGACAAAGCTACAGCGCGAAGGATTTCCAAATATTTAGAATTAGATTTAAATCAAGGTCAAGAAGGTTGGGAGTTGTATCGAGATGACAAATTTAATTATCGATATGGTCGGATGGGTGAAGATGGTGAAATGGAGTACAAATCACTATGAGTGAATTTAACCCATCTACGGCGGTTAGAGCTAGTGACCGACAGCCAGCAATTAATTTAGATATCGATAGTTTTAATCCAAGTACAGCAGAACTATCAGGCGGTTTTACAAAACCAGAAAGTAAACTTTCTATTCCACAAACCGCAAGAAATATACAAACAAAAAGGGCTGCGGGTGGGTTTCCGATTAGGCAAGCAGACAATGCTAGTTTTGGTCAAATGGCTGCAAATATTTTCACTGGCAATGATCGTGAAACTTCAGAGAGCATGGAATTACCTGAGTTGAATTCAACCAACATAAATGAGTTTCTTGGTGATGATTTTGCTAGTTTAAACAACGCTTTTAATGCGGTTGCCGCATCAACAATGACCAACGAGGTTGAGATTGTTGATTTACTAAACAAAGCAACGCAGGGCGATATGAGTGTTCGCGCAGATCAAGCGGGAAACATGATAGTCACAAACCCCAAAACACAAAAAACTTTTATGATCAATAAGCCTGGCGTTTCGGGCAAAGACATAGAAAACCTTATCTCGCTAGGCGTTATGTATTCTCCAGCAGGAAAATACGCAAGTGCTGGTGCTTCAATAGGAAGGCAAGTGATAAGAGCGGGTGCTGCTGGCCTGGGAACGCAATCTGCAGTCGAGGCCGGTCAAGTTTCTGCTGGCGGCACGTTTGATGAAGAAGATGTTTTAATCGGAGGCGCTGCAAGTGCTGGCGGTCAAGCCATAGCAAAAATGTTAGGCAACAGGATTGGTGCGTTACGCGCTCGATCAAATCAGGGCATCACTGACGAAGTTCGGCAGACATTCCGAGTTGCTGCACAAGAAGCTGGTATAAATCCACAAGAGATAACCGACGATTTTATTGTTCAGATGTTGCGACAAGATGAGGTCGGATCGTCACCGGCTGAATTACTTGCCCAGCAGGGTGTTGATGAATTCAATATACCTTTGACTCGCGGTGAGCGAACTTTAGATCAAAATCAACTTCGATCAGAAGCAAGTATGCGCGTGGGGCAAGACGATAAACCAAGGCAAGCAATTCAACAGTTTGATGAAAATAGGGCAAATGCTGTTGAGGCCGCAACTGATCGAGTCCGTCAAAACATGGATGTAAGCGTTGACCAGGGTGAACAAGCTGGTCAAGTGTTGCGTGACACTGTAAGAGCTGCTGAACGTCAAGCAAATGAGCAAGTTGATGATGCTTACGCTGCGGTAGGCGATGCCGCATTATCAGTTGATGGTTTAAAAGGTTTGTTAACAGCAACGCGAAATTCTATGCGTGAAATGCAATTTGATCGATCATTACCCCAGACTCAAGGCATGTTAGATCAGATTGGTACGTTTGAAAAAACAATTAAAACTTTTGGCGATTCTTTGAGGCCAATTGATTTAAACAGAATTACGCAGATGCGTAGGCGGCTAGGTACGGCTATTCAAGCAGCAGATAATCCAGCAGATAAACGCCAAGTCACAATAATGAAGCAGCAATTTGATGATTATCTTGATACTGCTGTAATCAATGGTTTATTTGAGGGGGACGAATCAGCACTGACAGCTTTAAAAGGCGCTAATGTTCTTTTTAAAGAATACGCTAAAAAATTCAGACAGCAACCGACTAGAGGAAAGTCTGGAAAGATGGTCAGGACAAATGACGATCAGGCTGGCAATTTTATCGAAAAAATAATTGATGGCGACCCGACAGATACTCAAGTTGTCAATGCGTTGTTCGGAGCGACCAAAGTATCTAAAGATAGCGGCGTTGCAATGGCAAAACGCTTTGAGAATATTCTTGGCAAAGACTCCGAAGGTTGGAATTCCGTTAGGTCTGCGGCGATCAATCGCTTATTTGAATTTGGACAACAAAACAACAAAGCATTTATCAAAGCTGGTGCAACACAAAAGAACATTCAAACCGCTTTGTCAAAGCAAAAAGAATTGATGAACACCCTATTTGATAAAGATGAAATTGCAACTATGCAAAGGTTTGCAGCGCAATTAAAACGAACCCAGCCAGACATTGCTGTTAATCGTGCAAATCCATCTGGCAGTGCAAACGAAGCATTTAGAATGTTTGCAAATAAATTGCCGTTTCTTAATGTTGATGTCACAACTATGGCGGCGGCTGAAGGTGTTTCACGCGCTGCTGGCAGAAGAGCTACAAGCAATGTCAAAGATGCGATCAGACCATTCTCAGGCATGAGTCAAAAACCAAGGGCATTAATCAGCGGCAGTTTAGGCGGCGGCACATCAGGCACAACTCAAAAACTTACGGAATAGGACAAGGGCATGGGATTTAGACAAGCCAGTGTTTTTCCAACGCAATTTGTCGATGAAAATGGTGAGCCTTTAGTTGGCGGCACTATTTCATCGTTTGCGGCGGGGACGACAAACACGCAGAACATGTTTACAAACTCCGCAGGAAATTCTGCGGGTTCACTTATTACGCTTAACAGTCGCGGTGAACCAGAGGTGTCTGGGACAACAACAGCGATATTTTTAGATGATTCGTTAAGTTACAAGTTCGTCTTAAAAACATCGGCGGGTACGTCAATTTACACGGTTGACAATATCACGGTTGGAAATACGTTTGGCGGCATGACCGTCTTTGCATCTACGCCTTTTGTCGCTTTTAAAAATCTTCTTTCAGACAATTATGATGCAAAAATAAGTGTTGTATCTGATGGGTTTGTTTTTGAAACAGGCGGGTCTGGTTCGGCAACAACAAAAGCAAAACTAGGCTCAAACGGTTATTTTCTTCTCGACAACGCAGCGGCAGGAGGTGATCCGAGTAATCCATTACATGTTAAAGGTGGCGCAGCAGACTATCCGATTTTAGTGCAATCTACAGATGCAATTTGCGGTATTGAGTTACGCGATAACACGACAGGCGCGGGTGCTGTATCCATTGCAGCGTCAGCAAATGATTTACTGTTAACCGGAAATGTGAAAATTCCAACTGGTCAATTGACAGTGCCAGGGGGAATTAGTACAGGTGACATTCAAGCGGTGGGAACAAGCGGCGATATACCTGTGTTTCCAATTGTTGTGACTGCTGCGGGGACAACGCAAACACTGCCATCATCCCCGACGAATGGTCAAATTGCTGAAGTTTTTGTGATGGACTTTACGAATACTGTCATTGCTAGAAACGGCAAATTGATTCAAGGTTTATCAGAAAATTTCACGATTGATATGCCCTGGGCATGTGTAACTTTAAAATTCTCAAATGACACTTATGGATGGAGGTTGATGTCGTGAGTACTCTATCGGATTTCAGATCAACGGTCACAGATACATCGACATCGACGCTCACAAATAAAACGCTGACAAGTCCTGTTTTAAACACAGAAGTGAGCGGAACTGCTTTTCTTGATGAAGATAATATGTCATCAAACAGCGCAACGAAGGTCGCAAGTCAACAATCAATTAAAGCGTATGTCGATGGTAAAACATCTGGCTCTGTAAGTTACACGCAAGTTGATATTACCGCGCAGGGTGATTTGCGCCTACAAGACGCAAGCGGTGGGCAATACATAGCTATACAAGCTCCTGCAACTGTTGCATCTAATGTAACTTTAACCTTACCAGCAAATGACGGCGATGCTGCCCAAGTGTTGTCAACTGACGGCAGTGGGGTACTTTCATGGGTTACGAGCGGTGGCTTGTATAACGATTGGCTAGTAAAGACCGCTAATTTCACAATGGCAAGCGGCGATCAGATTATTGTTAACAAAACCTCTGCTTTAACTATGACGTTACCCGCTTCAGCAAGCGCAGGAGATACGGTGACTATCAAAGCTACCGGCGGCGGCACAGTGACTATAGGTCGTAACTCGCAAAAGATCAATTCTGTTGCGGCAGATGGCACGTTGGCTAGTGGTAATGCTACTCAACTTGTTTTTGTTGACAGCACAATTGGATTTTTAGAGATTTAATAAGGAGATAGGAAATGGCGGTTATTCTTGGTGTACACGATACTCTTTTCACAATTCCAGTGACTAAATCAGTAACTTTTACGCCGCCCTTTAATGGTACTGCGGTTATTCATTGTATAGGTGGAGGCGCGTCAGGTGGTACAGATGGACAACAACAAAATTGTACTGGCGGTGGTGCGGGAGGCTATTCACGAAAAATAGTAACACTATCAACAGGCACTAATTTGACATTAGTTGTTGGTGCTGGTGGCTCTCCTGTTCGTAACTCATCAGACGGAAACGATGGTGGAAACACTACTGCAACAGATGGTAGTTTTACTCTTACAGCGAACGGTGGAGATAAAGGATTAACTGCCTCAACTACGGCAGGGGCAGGTGGAACAGCCAGTGGTGGGGATGTTAATAACACTGGCGGGGCCGGTGGAGCAGGTTCTACGATGGGTGGTGGAGGTGCAGTTGGTATTCTAGGGACAGGTAATGCAGGTGCTGCCGCCACCCACAACAATAACAATGCAAATAATATTTATTACGGTGGTGATTCTGACGTTCAAAGCCCACAATTTGAAAATACAAATGGTGAATTAAGGGGCGGTGGCAGAGGTGGAAGGTTTTTTTATCGCGAAATAGGAAGCAGTCCTGTAGAAATTAATGGCGGTTTCCTAGCAGGTGGTGGGGCGGGTTTCACGATAAGTGCAGGACATAATGTTTTTGGGGGTGACGGAGGAATTGGAGGAGGTGGAGGTACAGCAAATTATAGTCCTGCATCAAATGAAGGAATGGTTAACTCTGGCGCGGGTGGCGCAGGTCTAATTTTAATTATGTATACGGCAATAACGTAGGAGAATCTTATGAGCAATAAATGGATAATTAAAGACGCTGGGGGCAACATAATTAATTCATGCATCCTTGCTGATGAAGATTTTGTAAAGGCTAATTTTACACATTATGAAGCTGTTGTTGCTCCAACAGCACCAGAGCTTACAGCAGAACAAAAAGCGCGTATATGGCGTGATGTTGAACTAGCGTCAACAGATTGGATTGTTCCGCTGAGTGATCATCCGCAACGCGCAGCGTACCTAACGTATCGAACTGCACTCCGCGATTGGCCTAGCACCTCTGAATTTCCGTCAGGCACAAAGCCAACATTAGGTAGCTAAAAATGGAAATTAAGTTATCAAATGTGTTGAGCCTTGTGCCTATCATCGTGGTGGCTACAGGCGCTATCTTCTCCTACGCGAGTTTAGATGCTATGGCAGAAGATAACGCGGAAGATATTGAAGAGGTGTCTGAGCAGGTCGAGAAGATTGAAGAGGAGGTTGATGAGCTTCAGCAACAGATGACGCGCACAGAAATTCAAATCGACAACGCTGTTGAGGACTTGTCGGAAGTCCGATCAGACACCAAGGCCATTCTTAACCTGCTCCAACGACAGCCAACCAAATAAAGTGAATGGGCGAGTTAATAATTGTCTTTGCGCTGGTTGTTCAACTCTCCCCCAATGATCAAGAACAAACTGCAAGTTATTGGATAAATCAACGGCATTGTTTGAATGATGCGCGGGTGTTGTCGCGCAGGGAAGACAACTTTCGTCCAGTCATTGCCTTTTGCAAACCTGTTTTTGTTAACCCAGTCGAAACAAAAGTTAATGGTTGGGTTGATCCTCAGACTGAGAAAAATCAATAAATGGATATTAATAAGCTAGAAAGCCATGAGCGCGAATGTGCTATCAGATATAAAAACATTGAAGACAGGTTAGATTTGGGCAATAAAAAATTTGATCGCCTCGAGATGATGCTTTGGGGCGTTTATCCGTTTATTTTGGTTTCTATTGCGTTATCTAAGTTTGTTTAATGAACGCCAAAAAATTTGAGATTGACAGCAAATATGCTGCATTTGACCTTGATCAAGATGGCGTTGTGACAGATGAAGAAATAAAACGTCACCAAGAAATGGTCGAGCTACAACTGCGCGAAGAAAAAGCGGATAGTCAAAGATCAATGGCATGGACTGCAATGGTTTCAATGGT